AACCAAGCTGTATCAAAGATTGTTATTAGTTGGCAACCTATTGTCGGTGTAACGCAGTATCAAGTTAACTACAGATTTGGTAATGACAACTTTATAAGTGAAAAAGTATCAAGACCTGATTTTGAAATAATGAACAGTAGAAAGGGTACTTATGATATTCAAGTTTTTTCTTATAACGTATTAGATCAGTTATCAGCTACTTCTACAAGTATTCAGTTTGAAGCTTTGGGTAAAACTGCTGTACCACAGGATGTAACAGGATTATTAGTCGAACCAGTTTCAGATCAGTTTATAAGATTACGTTTTGATAAAGCTACAGATATTGATGTTACTCATGGTGGAAACGTAGTTGTTCGGCATAGTAACTTAACAGATGGTACTGGTACATTTACTAATTCTGTTGATATTATTCCTGCTTTACCAGGAAACGTATCTGAGACATTAGTACCAGCAGTTGATGGAGAGTATATTCTTAAATTTAGAGATGATGGTGGCAGATTAAGCTCTGGAGAAACTTCTGTTGTTGTGACAACTCCTGATCCTCAACCAAAACTAGCTGTTATTGTTGACCGAGAAGATCTTGACTCGCCAACTCCTTTTGCTGGTACAAAAGTAGACTGTTTTTTTTCTGATGATGTAAATGGTCTTGTTCTTGGATCATTAACAACATTAGATTCTGAGTCAGACTTTGATGCCATTGCAGATTTTGATTTTCTTGGTGCGGTTGATATTACTGGTGGTTCTTATGAGTTTGCAAATACTTTGGATTTAGGCAGTAAACAACCACTTAGATTAAAACGTCATTTTGTTACACAAGGTTTTTATCCTAATGACCTAATTGATAAAAGATCAGGAAATATTGATACTTGGACAGATTTTGATGGTGCTACTGCCTTTGATGTTAATGCTAAATTATTAGTTGCGACTACTGATTCTGACCCAGATGCAACTGTTAATGGAGTGTATTCTCAATCTGGAACAACTATAACTGTAACTAAAAGTAGTCATGGATTATCAATAGGTGGTTTTGTAGTTCTTACATTTACTTCGGGTAATGGAGTTAGTGGTAATTATGAAATCCAAACTAAAACAACTAATAATTTTACAGTTACAGCAGCAGTTAGTCAGACTACAAGCGGAAACGTCACTATTAGTTCAGAATTTTCTAAATTTAATACATTTGCAAATGGAACATTTATTGCAAGAGGATTTAAATTTAGATGCGAATTAGATACTGATGACCCTGCACAAAGTATCGAAATAGATCAATTAGGGTATTCAGCAGAGCTTGATAGAAGAGTTGAAACTGTAAATACTGCGATAGCTTCTACAACTTCAACTAAATCTGTGACCTTTACTAATTCTTTTTTTACTGGACAGAGTGGAACTAGTGTTGCTGCTGGCTCTGCCTTACCAACAATAGGAATAACCATTGAAAATATGACGGCTGGAGATGAATTTTTCTTATCTAATATTTCTGGAACTGGTTTTGATATAGATATTAAAAATGGTGGCAGTAATGTTAATAGAAATTTCAAATATACAGCCATTGGATTCGGGCGTGGTAGTTAGTATTGAATTAAGATATACTTAGATAAAAAATTGGATTAGGTAATGGCTACTCACGATTATGTTATAGACAACTCCACGGGAGCTAACGTCAGGGCTGATATCAATAGTGTATTACAAGCGATATTAACAAATAATAGTAGTTCTTCTGCTCCCAGTACCACAGCAGCGTATATGTGGTGGGCTGATACTACAAGCGGAACATTAAAGATAAGAAACTCCAGTGATAACGCATGGGTGGAACTTTTACAGCTTGACGGAACTTTAACTCTTGAAGATGGGTCAGCCTCCTCTCCAGCACTAGGATTTCGAGACGATTTAAATACTGGCATTTTTAGTTCTGCCGCAGATAATTTTGATATTTCAACAGGAGGATCTGTAAGAGTTAATGTAAGCTCAACAGGATTATCAGTAACAGGAGCTATTACTGCATCAGGAAATATTACTACCTCGGATAAACTTGTACACAATGGAGACACTAATACTGTAGTAAGGTTTCCAGCAAACGATACTATTGCATTAGAAACTGCTGGCAATGAATCATTTAGGGTTGATTCGTCACACAGAATACTTGTAAATACTACTGCTCAAAGAATAATTTCTGGCGGTTCTGCAAGACTTCATATAGAAAATAATAGTACCGAATTGTTATCTATTTGTAGAAATTCAAGTGACAATGGAACAGCTCTTTTTGCTATTGGTAAGACTAGGGGTGGATCAATAGTGCAAGATGATGATGTTTTAGGAACTATTTCTTTTGCTGGTGATGATGGTAATGATTTAAATCATTCTGGGGCAGAAATAAGGGCTGCTGTTGATGGAACACCTGGAAGTAATGATATGCCAGGCCGTTTAGAGTTTAGAACAACTGCTGATGGTTCTTCTCAATCTTCGACAAGAATGACTGTTGACTCGTCTGGAAGGGTGCTTATAGGTAAAACTTCAACTTCACAGACTCATACCTTACAGGTACAATCTGATTCACAGGCTCAAGCTATTGCAATTTATGGTAGGTCATCAGATGACATTGGTGAAATAGCTTATTGGGAAAATGATGGAACTACTAAATTAGGTGAATTGCAATATCGTCAAGATCATATCGCATTAAGACATAGAGTAGGACATATTGAATTTGCCACTACATATAGTGGTAATTCTGTATCTGAAAGAATGCGTTTAATTAACGATCAGTTGTGTATAGGAATGACTTCTGGTTCGGGTTTAGGATCTTCTCGTAGATTGCAAATAAGAGGAACTTTACATTCAAATAATGGTATAAATATTTTAGCAACACATAATGATGACAACCCTGCTGTTATTGATATTGGTAAGAGTAGAAGTTCAAGTAATGCAATTCTTGGAAACAATGACGATGTTGGTCAAATAAATTTCTATGGTAATGATGGTTCAGGTTTTCATAGCATGGCTAGGATTTTGTGTAGCTGTTCGGGTAACGATACAAGTGATAATGACCTACCGTCAGTGTTGAAATTTTTTACTTTGACTGATAATAGTACAACGTTACAACAAAGAATGCTAATTGACCAAAATGGAATTACAACCTTAGATCAAGCTAATAGTTCTCAAAGTTCAGAATGTTTGAAGTTAAGAAGAGTAAATGCAGCTACCAATGTGCAGAATACAATGATTGTTTTTGAATGTGGTAATCAGGGTCGAGGAGCTATTGTTTCAAGTTCTAGTGATGGTTCATCTCCACAGTTTTCATCTGGTTCAGACTATAGGATGAAAGAAAATATAAGGGATTATACACAAGGCTATGACACTATAAAAGCTATTCCAGTAAAGATATTTGATATGCTTACAGATGGTGCAAAAGATATAAAAGGCTGGATTGCACACGAAGTTCAACCATATATACCAGAGGCAGTACTAGGAAATAAAGATGCAGTTGTTACTCAAGCAATGGTGGATAGTGGAGAAAGAGAAGCAAGTGAACTAGGTAATGATATTATGCAAAACCTCGCAATGGGAGCATTTATGCCAGATGTTGTCAGTGCTTTACAAACAGCGATAGCAAAAATAGAGGTGTTGGAAACCAAAGTTGCAGCTTTAGAAGCTGGTTAGTAAAATTGGTTAAATTACGAAGATTTTATGGCAACTCCACAGGAGCTTTATGACGAGACAAAAACTCGTCTTGATTTGAATATTGCAAAATTACAAGTTTTACAAAGAGAAATTCAAGAAAAGCAAGCAGAAGCACAACAATTAATGCAACCGATCATGGAAGATCAAGGTGCATTAAAACAGCTAGAAAAACTTAGTGATGTTGTTCAGACTGTAGAATCAAAGTAAAATAAAATTAAAATCTTATTATCATGGCTGTCACTTGGGATGTTGCTGCTTTAGATGCAACAAAAACTGTAGGTTCTTTATCTGATGTAGTAACTTGTGTTCACTGGACAGCAAGCGAAACAGACGGAGATTATACTGGTTCTGCTTATGGCACTGTATCTCTTGCTGATGCTGATTCTGGTTCTTTTACTGCTTATGCAGATATTACAAAAGCAAATGCGATTGCATGGGCTAAAGCTGCACTAGGTTCTGAAGAAGTAACAGCTATTGAAACAAGAATTGCTACGCAGATAACAGAATCAAAAACTCCTACTAAGACTTCTGGTGTACCTTGGTAGAAATAACAGAAAGTCCTACATAAAGTGGTGCTAATGCACAGATTCCACAGAAAGTTATAATAGTCACAGGTACTAATGCTTTTGAAAAGGCTTCTTTCATGTTTCAAAAAATAGCAAATTGTTTGAGTATAATCTCATTTCTAATGGTAGCTTCCATGACTGCTACAGGAGTAATAGGTTACAGGTATGTAACTTCTGAAAATTTCAAGTCTCAAGTTATGAATGAAATTCTTCAAAATGTTTCTGGCATGATGCCAAAGGTATTAGATCAAAATTTACCTAAAGTTACAGGCCAATCAATGCCGATTATCAAATGAAATGTTACTGGTGCGATAATGAATTAATTTGGGGTGGTGATATTGATATAGATGATTCTATGCCGACTTATCCTGAGTTTTCCGTAATGACTAACTTATCTTGTCCTAAATGTTTTTCAGAAGTAGAAGTGTTAAAGAAAAGAGATGCCTTCGATTGATATACCTGATATAAATATTCCTGAGATATACATTCCAGACGTTCCAGAACCTTATACTCCTCATTATTTAACTATTACAAAACCACCTGATATTGATGTACCTGGTTGTACTTATCAACATCGTGATATAAAAAATACTGGTAATCGTAATTTATTATTGGAAGATCCAAATGGTGTATTTACAACGTGCGACTTTCCGTTCC